AGTTAGATGCTATTATGAATGAACATAGCCTTAAAGATCTCTTCAGTAAAAAAGAACACACACATTGTGATGTAGAGTATATAGTATATGAAGGTTGCCACCTTAAGTGGTATCCTAATTATGACGATGTAAGTGCAGTAGACTCTTTCATTATGGATAAACCTTACGATTGTGTTGAGGATAATGTAGATGGCAGGATGATGGTCTGCGTAGGAGAAGATAACGAGATACACTCTCACGTAGGGGATTACGATGAAATATTTAACGTATATACAACAGTAGAGTTACAATAACAATTAACACTAAATGTTAACTAAAATTAAGATGACTAAAATACACGTAAACAATTCAGACTATATGGAGTTTATATCCGATATAGCACACATGATGGTAGAACAAAGTTTCAATATAGAAGATATATGGAATGATGGAGAGTACCACGACGAGGCTCAAGAATACTTCAACGATAAGTATGACGAGATAGAAACAATGTTAAACAAAACACTAAAGATATATAGTAATGAGCACTAAAGAATTTCAGGAGCTGAGGATTGAAGCCTTAGAAAAAAGAGTAAAAGAACTAGAGAAGGAACTGAGTAAATCAAAACAAAATGGAACTAACAATAGTTGCAATAGCAATACTATTAATAATAAAAAGTAACTACGATGAAGCTAAGATTAGAAGAAAAAAGAACAAACAAAGGTAGCTACAGGGAGAATATGTATAGTGTATTCTTAGGAGATAAGTATCTTTACTCTGCCCCAGAAAGTGAACTAAGCATTATTGATGATGATGTAGCATATAAAGATGAGGAAATTTCTATATCTTTAGACGATACGTATTCTTTAATCACTGGGAAGGGTTGCCCTAAGAACTCAAACAGCAGTGGTGGGAGATACATAACATTACCATACACTATAAATAAACTAGATGGCAGTAAGTAAAAAGACAACAGAAGAAGAAATGTATAAAGACCTCATGGAGATAGAGGAACTTGTAGGACACGAAAACATAACACTAAACAAAGAAGAAAAAGAAGACGTTGAGATAACACTAGAATATTTAATATCCTACTTTGAGGAGCAGGAAGATTATATGAAGTGTAAAAACCTCAAGGACATTAGTGATATTATTTCTAAAACCCTTTGGCTGGATTAGAAATATTTTTTATATTTGTAAACAGAAACTTAAATTAAATTAAAGAAAGCAACATGGAAAAATCCGAATCAATCGGCAAGCTATCCCTTGCCCTATCAAAAGTGCAGGCTCAACTAAGACCTGCTAAAGAAAACTCAAAGAACCCTTTCTTCAAATCAAGCTATGCTGACTTAGGTTCAGTATGGGACTCAGTACGTAAGCTATTAGCAGAGAACGAGTTAGCTATAATTCAAATGCCTACAGAGGTTGGAGGTGTTACTACTGTACTATCGCATTCAAGTGGCGAGTGGGTATCATCTACATGTTACATCCCTTCAAAGGAAGATGCACATGGTGTAGGTTCTGCAATATCATACGCAAGGAGATACGCATTAGCATCCTTTGTTGGTGTAATTACTGGAGAGGATGATGATGGTAACATGGCGGTTAAGGGTAACCAACCTAAAGCTAAAGCTACGTCTAAGCCTAAGCTATCTAAAGAAAAGATGGATGCTATGATTAAGGCTATCGAAGATGGTAAAGGCGAGGTTGTTAGGCAGAAGATGAATGGCTATGTGCTGACTGCATCTCAATCTAAGAAACTTAAAGAGAGCTTAAATGTCCTTGCATAAGTTAATCTCTAAACTTGAGGATGACTCTTTCTATTACTCTGACTACGAGTTTGTAACGAACTCGCAGTTAGGGTTAATAAAGAAGGATGTTAGAACCTACAAAATGATGAGAGATAATCCTCACCTGAGGACAGAGACTATGCCTATGATATTTGGTAGAGCCTACCACGTAGCTATGCTAGAGCCTAACGAGTTTAACGATAAGGTTAAGGTGTTCGACTCAGCTACAAGGACTACCAAAGGGTATAAGGAGTTTAAAGCTAACAATCCTGATGCACCTACCATAATACTACAGAAGGAGTATGATAGGATAATGCGTATGCAGGATATACTATTCTCTCATGGAGAGGTAAGAGATTTGTTAGTGTCGGAAGGAGAGAGGGAGATAGCTAACGCTTGGCAAGATGATGACACTGGGGTCTACTGCAAGGGTAAGGCAGACTATCGTAATGGTAGAACACTCATAGACTTGAAGACTACAGGAGATGGAAGTTACTATGGCTTCTCAAACTCTTGCAAGAAGTATGGTTATGATAGGCAGTCAGCATTCTACTCTGATGGCTTTGACTGTGATGAGTTTATATTCATAACTCAAGAAAAGGAGATGCCATACAACGTGTCTATATTCTATGCGAGTGATGATTTTATGAATAGAGGTAGAGAGGAATATAAGTATTTACTAGAGACTTACAGAAGGTTCTTTATAGATAACGAATATCCTGTAGAGGAACACTTAATTAAAGAAACATTATTGTGAACAATTTAAAAAACATATTACAAGAAAACGAAATCTCGATGAGAGGTATCCACTTAGGGATGGAGAGGAACGATATTCCCATGTCCTACCCAACTCTAAGAAAGTATGTGAACAGTCCAAAGCTATTCTCAGTAGAGCAAGCTATGTACATCGCAGACTTAATTGACAACCAGATGGGAATGAAAACTTTTAAACAATTATTTTATTAAGCCATGAGTAAAGAAAAGATTTACATTGGAAACGGAACTGAAAAGTTCGATGGAGATTTAGTAGAGTTCTCAGTGAACCTATCTAAGTTAAATGGAGATGCTAAGCAACACATCTATGAGTACAACGGAGAGAAGTACATCAAACTAAAAGTTGCAAAGAAGAAAGGTGGAGCTGATGAGTATGGTAAGACTCACTACGTTGAGGTAGATACTTGGAAGCCTACTGAAAAGAAAGCAGTTGCTGAACCAGCAGATGATGGACTGCCATTCTAATACCTATACTTGATGGAGGGGTTAACGCCCCTCCTTTTTTTAACCGAATGAAAGTACGATATGAATTTTGTAAAAATAAATAAGGGAGTTACTATCGACATAACAAGGATACTATACTTCCATACAGACGGCACTAAAGTAGTGATAAGATTATCGGGTATGAAAGAACCGATAGAGGAGTTATATGCCAGCGAAGAGCAAGCCGAAAAAGTTTACAACTTACTTAATCAAAAACTTAGATGTAGCAACCTATCAAATAAATAAACAATATGAGCTTAGAAAACGACAAGTATGTATCTGCAAAGCTACAGACTAAGAAGGATATAAAGAGCTACATATCTGGAATTTATAACGAAGGTTACACTAAAGGTCTTAGCACTGGTATTGCATCTCTTGACCCTCACTTCACAATGAGGAAGAAGGAGTTAACTATCATTACTGGTCTAGCCAATAGAGGTAAGAGTACGTTCTTATTCTATCTAATGCTACTTATGAGTAAGAAGTACGGATGGAAGTGGGCAGTATATTCTCCTGAGAACTCTCCTGTTGGAGATATAATCATAGAACTTGCTGAGATGTTATGTGGTAGAACTGCTGACAAAGATAACCTAGGTAGGATGAGTATGAGTAGGCTTGATAAGTCTGTTGACTTTATCACTGAGCATTTCTTTTTCTTGGAGTTTGAGGAGACACCTACCACTACAGACTTGCTTAGAGAGTTTGAAAGATTATGCTACGAGAAGCAGATTGATGGTTGTGTTATAGACCCTTGGAATGATTTACGCAAACCTGATACGGCTATAATGTATGACTTTATCTATAAAAGTTTGGCGGCTATAAGAAGGTTCAAGGCTAAGTATGACTTGCACTTTATTATATCTACTCACTCTATATCTGCCAAGTCTAGGCTTGTTTCTGATGATGGTTCTACCAGACCGCCAGGAATGTATGACGCAGAGGGAGGGGGAGTATGGGCTAATAGGAGTGATAACTTCCTTACCATACACAGGAATCCGAACTCAGAAGACTGGGATAAGACTCAGATACACGTAAGAAAGATTAAGTTTCAGAAGTTAGTTGGTACTCCAACGAATGATGACAGCCCAGTAATACTAGCATACTCTAAAGATATATGCAGGTTCAGAGCCTACAATCCTAAGACTATGATGTACTACGACCCACTAGAAGAACAACCTGAGCAAACACTACCACTCATTGAAATGGAAGATATAGATGATGACATGTGGCACTCAACAGATGAATTGTAATATGGAACTGATAGAGAAAGCATTAAACTTGGTTAGGGAAGCACAGCCTAACGAAGAAGAAAGACAGAGCATGCAGTTATTTAATAACTTCATGGATATGGTTATAGAGATGGATAAGGAGTTCAAAGAATTTGAGTCCAAGAATCCCAACCACAAACTAATAGCGAGCAGGAAGAGTAGATTGAAACTAATGACTGACGCAGGAGCTACCTTTATGAGAGTGCATTTTAGTATGCAAGCATATAAGGAGAGAGCTATTGAGGCTCAGGCAGATATGCTATCCGTACACTCTAAGTATGAAGAAGCATTGAACAAACTAAAGGAATACGAATTATCAAACAAACTAGAGACAGATGGAATCGACAGCATATACTAAAACAACAGAGCACTTTGATAAGCTACCCATACCAAGCGATGAGCTTGAAGCGATAAAGGCTGTATTCATGGAGGCTTACGAGTCTCAAAACATAAGTGAGTTTATGGTAGGAACTAGGAAGAGAAAGCTAGTGGAGACAAACTCAGCTATAGCAAATGCTATCAGGAGAAACCTAGTAATATCATACTCTACAATAGGTAAGATGTTCCATAAAAATCACGCAACTATAATACACTACATGAAGTTGCACGAGTCTGTACTTATACATCAACCACACTACAAAGAACTGTTTGAAAGTTTGGTAGATATTATTAGAGCTATGATAGATGGGAACAGATGGTCTCATCAACACATAGACTTTAGCGATGAAGATAAAGAAGTTCTAATAAAGAAGTTGAGAAAAGAGAACGCAATGCTTAAAGGTAAGCTGAGTCAAAGCAAAGGCAAGATGCTAAGTATAAAGTCATTAGCTCAATGAGAAAAGAAATATACCACGTCATAATACATTATCAGTGGAGGACTGTGAGGTATGTTAAGGGAGTTTACAAACCCTCAAAGAAGTGGAATGAAGCTAAGATTGAAACTACGTCAACTGAGCTAGACCCAAAGAAGATGAGCGATAATCCTAAGTACATTAACAGGTTGAGGATTAATCACAAGTCTAGTAACGATATAGAAATAAAAGTTACAGATATAGTAAAGTTAAAGTATCTGTGTATGTCAAATGATGTTTATTAAAAGGAAGAATTATGTCAAGTAAAACTAGAAGGTTAAGAAGAGACCTTAAGAAACACCCAGAATTTTTAGCCTCCATAGAGAGAACTAATAATGAGATTACAAACATTAAACTATCAATGATTAAGTTCCATACAGATTACACTAGGGCTTATAAGAAAGATAAGATAGGTGTGGCTGACACGTACCTCAAGTACGTGGAAGACTTTATAGGAAAGGATGTTTTAGATAGAGCTATAGAAATAAGTAAAGACGTAGAAAAGAATGACACTAAATAAAGAAGAACAAATAGACCTCCTAATACTATTAGGTACATACAAATCGTTTAGCGAACAGCTACACAATATGAAGGGTCTTCATAGTGGTATTATAAAAAAGAAGTTTAACTTGTTACACAATTATGTCAGTGGGTATGAGAAGCAGATTGACTCTAGTTGGCTTAAAGATAACCAAGGTGTTATAGAGCAACTTAACGATGCTATTACTGACATGGTTTATATGATTCGTGATAACGTAGAAAAAGATAAAGATGAAACTGTACTGTAAGAAATGCGACAACATGGTCGATGTAACCAAGTTTACAATGAAGATTGTAGATGGAGAGATTGTAAGACCTGAGATGATATGTAATTGTGGTAATGAGATGGAAGATGTCTCAGAGTATAATGGACTTGGTGGGATAATAAAAAGACCAGGAGGAAAAGTTAAAGGTAAGTTATGATAGGTATTTATATTGTGCTAGGGATGGTTTTAATAGCCACATTGATAGAGTTAAGAATAAAATCTAAGAGTTAATAATGACGCAAGGTATTTCATTAATCATAAAAATAATAAGAGATGTCTGGAATAATTTCAAGAATGCTCCGAATATCAATCAAGAAAGGTACGACCTTAAAGGTGTTGCAGAGGTATCTTCGGATGAGGTACAGAATAAATGCAAGCGAGACTGTGCTTGCGAAAAGAAAAAAGAATATAGAAATTTAAAACGTAAAGATGCAAAGTAAAATTAAAGAAAAGTGTGACGAGATAAGAGACCTTCTTATAGAGAAGAATATATCTTATGGCAACTCAGTATTCGAGAGAGGTGTTCTATTCAGTATAGACCCTATAAAAGCTATACAGGCTAGGATAAACGACAAGCTAAATAGAATAAAGAAGAATCAATCCTTCGATGGAGATGACGACCTTAAAGATTTGACAGGGTACTTCATACTGCTTCAGGTTGCTATGGATAAAGATGCAGAAACTTTTGCTGAGATACATAGTACAGCACCATTATGGGAAGAGTCCTCTACCGATGAGCAGTAGAGAAAACTTTAGGAGCGACCTATCGTGGGGAGAGAAATGGGAGTATTGTATATCAATATATATGATGTTCAACGGTCTCGAAAACATATCTTACAATAATGATTATAGGTGGGATGTCAAAGGATTAAAGGAAGGTAAGGAGTTGACATTTGAAATCAAGAGTGATAGGTATAAGAATACTGGCAACATGGCTTTAGAGATAAGAGATGCTGGTAAAGCATCAGGAATATCTAAGAGTGAGGCTGACATATTCATATACAACTACACTAATTTAGATGACAAGTTTGCCTACCTTTTCTTTATAGAGATGCCTAAGCTAAGACAGATTCTTAAGGATAATTATTCTGATTTAAAGATTGTTAACGGTGGAGACAACAACGAGGCTGAGATAATACTGCTGCCAATGAAGGATTACAAGGAGCACTTTGACTTAAGGAAAATACCTAAGGTTAGTTGGACTGACTTTTAAATATTTGTATATTGCCCCATGCAATATAAGAGACGTAAAGGTAGACAGATAACTAGAGCAAAGAAGCGTGAACTAGACGGAATAAAATTCGCCTCAGGCTTAGAGCTTTACTGCTACAAAGAACTCAAGAAAGCTAAAATCCCCCACGTTTATGAAGGTGAAACCTTTGAACTTGTACCAAAATTCAAGTTCGAGGGTTGCCTTATGGATAAAGGAACTACTAAAGGTAAGAAGGTATTTAAACAGATGACTGGAAACGTAAGAAACATTTCTTACACCCCCGACTTTGTAAACCTAGAGATGGGATTTATAATAGAGACTAAGGGTTTAAGAACTCCTGAGTTCAAGATGAGGTTCAAGCTATTTCTTAAGCACCTACACGATACAAATCAAGTGTATGATATATATGTTCCTTCAAACCAAAAGGAAGTTGACCAGACTATAGAATTAATATTGAAAAATAAAAACAAATGAGTAAAGAAAGAGAAGAGGCTTTACGCCAAATGAAAAAATCTGAAGAGGCTACAGAGAATACGTTTGAGTCTTGGATAGTAGACTTAGAAGAACAAGAGCAGCCAGAGGCATGTAATATTGATGACCCTGATTGTGAAAACTGTGGCAGCTAATGACAGAGAATAAATCTAAAAGGCAACCCAAGGGGAATATAAAGTTTAATATAACTTTATCTGAAGAGCAAAAAAGAGCAAAGGAGAATATAATCAAACACGCCTTCAGTTTCATTGTAGGCAAAGCAGGCTCAGGTAAGACTCTACTTGCTGTTCAGGTTGCTTTAGACATGTTCTTCAAAAGGCAGTATAATAAGATTATTATCACACGACCCACTGTAGCTACAGAGGATAATGGTTTCCTTCCTGGTGACGAGAAGGAGAAGCTGGAGCCATGGCTTGTACCTATCATGTCTAACATGCGTAAGGTATATAACAAGCCTGAGAAGATAGCTAAGATGGTGGAGAATGAAGAAGTTGAGTTGGTTTCTTTAGCTCACTTCAGAGGTAGAACATTTGATGGTGCTGTAGTTATAGTGGATGAGTTTCAGAACTTAACTAAGCCTCAATTAAGAATGGCTCTAGGTAGATTAGGTAAGGACTCTATAATGATATTCTGTGGCGACAATCAACAGATAGATTTAGGGTCATCACTCAACTCTGCTATAGATGATGTTCATAAAATAAAAGATAGCAAGCACGTGTTTAAG